TTTATTACCATAGTGTAATTACTCGCTATTTTCTGTGATATTATAAGTAGATAAATAACAATAAATTAACTAAAATTAAATTAAATTATGGCAAAAAGAAAAACACCTAAGGTTAAAGACCTTAAAGTAACACCTGAAACTATTACGGCTGACGAATTAACAGAGCTTCAAACAGTCATTAGAAAGACAGACAATGGAAGTGTACAATTAGGTAGATTAGAAATTCAAAAACACCAAATACTACACGTTATAGCTGGTCTTCAAGATGAGTTAAAACTTTTAAGAGTTAAGTTGGAGAAGAAATATGGTGAAAACGTAGATATTAACTTGTCTGATGGCACATTAACACAACAAACTAATGGAGAAGTTAATTCGTAAAATATCCGTAGGAAAAGATTATAAAAATGACGCTATGCACTATGCTGTTGAACAGCAAGTGTATGGTGGTCATACAATCTGCGATATAGTAGAAGAGGAGGACAAGTATTGTATATATATAAAAAAAGCAAACGAAGTTATTCCTTGGAAAGATTTTAACAAAAATATGGCTATATCAGTAGAATATAATTTAGAATATAATTAATGAGAGGCATTTACAGTTTTACCGTAAAGCCAAAAGGAGAAAGATATAATAATAGTAAAAAAGTTGGTGATAAAGAATTAATATTAAATACAGAGATTTTTCACCATCAATTTGTAAATAGAGAAGCTATTGTAAAATCAGTTCCTATTGCTATCGAGACAGATATAAAAGTTGGTGATACTGTTATAGTTCATCATAATGTATTTAGAAGATGGCACAACCAGCACGGTCTTGAAAAAAATAGTAATAATTATTTTGATGAAGATACGTACATAGTAACCGAAGACCAAATATTTGCTTGTAACAATGGTAACGGATGGAGACCACTTAAAGGTTTTTGTTTTATACAACCATTAAAAGAAACAAACAAACTATATACTAACAAAGAGAAGTTAATGGGAATAGTTGTTTATTCTGATGGAACAGTTGAAGAAGGTAGTTTAGTTCAATTTAAAGCTATAGGTAAATATGAGTTTGTAGTCGATGGCAAAAGACTTTATCGAGTCAAATCTAATTTAATAACAATTCAATATGAGTATCAAGGAAACGAAAAGGAATATAATCCAAGCTGGGCGGAAAGCAGTTGAAGAGCTGATTAAAGTTGCTAAAGAACCTATTGTAGATTCTGATGATGATATATCAGCTGATAGATTAAAAAATGCCGCAGCTACTAAAAAACTAGCTATATTTGACGCATTTGAAATACTTACTAGAATCCAAGAAGAAGAAAACATGCTTGAGGGAAAAGCACCTGAAGAGAGAAAGGAAAAAGTCTTTAAAGGATTCGCTGAAAGCAGATCTAAGTAATGTACGAGCAAAGTTTAGTTAAAACCATAGAACCTGTTAAAAACACTACGATAACAAGAATGAATCGTGGTAAAAAATGGAAATATGGATATAATAAAGAACATGATATTATAGTCATATCTAAAACTGGTCAAATAGGTGAAATTATAGAGATACAAAATTTAAAAGTTGCTTTACCAAAAAAACCTAAAGAAGTTTACGCAAACAAAGAGAATAAGTGGATAAAACAAGAGTATCCAAAAGATTTAACTAGATTAAAGAATATTTTTGATTGGAGAAATTATCCAGATGAAAACAAAGAACAGTGGTTTGATTATATAGACGAGGAGTTTAAAAGAAGAGACGAAGGTTTTTGGTTTATGAATAATGATAAACCAACTTATATAGTAGGAACTCATTATATGTATTTACAATGGAGTAAAATTGACGTAGGTGCTCCAGACTTTAGAGAAGCAAATAGAATATTTTTTATATTCTGGGAAGCGTGTAAAGCTGATAAAAGATGTTATGGCATGTGCTATCTTAAAAATAGACGTTCTGGATTTTCTTTTATGTCTTCTGCAGAAACAGTTAATCTAGCTACTATGAAAAGTGATAGTAGATATGGTATACTATCTAAAACAGGTGCTGATGCTAAAAAAATGTTTACCGATAAAGTAGTACCAATTAGTATAAACTACCCATTCTTTTTTAAACCGATACAAGATGGTATGGATCGACCTAAAACAGAGTTAGCATATAGAGTACCAGCTAGTAAGTTTACTAGAAAAAAAATAACATCTAATGAGAAGTTAGAAGAATTAGAAGGATTAGACACAACTATAGACTGGAAGAATACTGGTGACAATAGTTATGATGGTGAAAAACTAGCGTTATTAGTACATGATGAAAGTGGTAAGTGGGAAAGACCCGATAATGCATTAGATAAAGGTGGAGACAATTTTAAAAAACTATACAACGCATCCGATGTCACTCAAAGAAATAGAAATGGTCAAACAAAGTCTGGTTTATACTCTTTGTTTATCCCAATGGAATGGAACTACGAAGGATTTATTGATGAGTACGGACTTCCTGTATTTGATACGCCTGACGTCGATGTATTCGACCCACACGGGGAATTAATTGATGTAGGAGTAGTAGATCACTGGCAAAATGAAGCAGAGGGTTTAAAAAGTGATCAAGATGCTCTAAATGAATTTTATCGTCAATTTCCAAGAACTACAGAGCATGCGTTTAGAGATGAAACAAAAAATAGTATATTTAATCTAGTAAGATTATATGAGCAAATAGATTATAATGAAGATTTAGGATCAACACTAGGAATAACAACTGGTAATTTTCAATGGGTAAATGGAATTAAGGATTCTCAAGTTATATTTTACCCAGATCTAAAAGGTAGGTTCAAAGTTAGTTGGGTACCGCCTCAACATTTGCAAAACAATATCATAATAAAAAATGGTATTAAATATCCTGGTAACGAACATATGGGAGCTTTTGGTTGTGACTCATATGATATATCAGGAACTGTAGATGGTAAAGGATCGAAAGGAGCATTACATGGATTAACCAAGTTCAGCATGGAAGACGCTCCACCAAGTCAATTCTTTTTAGAATATATAGCTAGACCACAGACGGCTGATATGTTTTTTGAAGATATTTTAATGGCATTAATATTTTATGGTATGCCAATGCTTGCAGAGAATAATAAACCACGATTATTATATTATTTAAGAAGACGTGGATATAGAGGTTTTAGTATGAATAGACCAGATAAACTTTGGAACAAACTATCTGTAACTGAAAAAGAAATTGGAGGAATACCTAATACCTCAGAAGATATAAAACAAGCACACGCCGCTGCTATTGAGATGTATATTCAAGAAAAAGTAGGCGAGGTAGCAGAAGGGCAGTATGGTAATATGTATTTTAATAGAACATTAAACGATTGGACTAAATTTGATATAAATAAAAGAACTAAATATGATGCAACAATTAGTTCTGGTTTGGCTATAATGGCTTGTAATAGACATTTGTATAAACCAAACCCTAAATTAGAAAAAACACCAATTGATATACGTATTGCTAGATATAATAATAAAGCATCACATTCAAAAATAATTAAACGATAATATGGCAGAGTCTGTACATAAACAATTTCCTTCTCAAGTTGTTAGTGATTTAGAAAAAATGACTAGCAAGTATGGTTTAGAAGTGGGTAAAGCTATCGAATCAGAATGGTTTGAAGAGGCTGGTTCTCATAGATATTCTCATACAAATAGGAAGTTTCATAATTTAAGATTGTACGCTAGAGGTGAGCAATCAATACAAAAATATAAGGATGAGTTATCAATAAATGGTGATTTATCCTATCTTAATTTAGATTGGACACCAGTTCCTATTATACCAAAATTTGTAGATATAGTTGTTAATGGTATGGCTAATAGAGGTTACGATATAAAATCGTACTCACAAGATCAATATGGTGTTGCTAAGAGAACAGCATATATGGACAGTATGATTGCTGATATGGAGACTAAAGAGTTTAATAACTCAGCAAAACAACAACTTAACATCGATATGTATGAAAATGATCCTGCTGAGTTGCCAGACACAAAAGCTGAATTAGAGTTGCACATGCAACTTAATTATAAACAAGCTGTTGAGGTTGCAAATGAAGAAGCTATAAACACACTGTTAGATGGCAGTAAGTATGATTTAACACGAAGAAGATGTTTAGAAGATTTAACTGTATTAGGTATTGCAGCTACAAAAACAAGTTTTAATTGGTCTGAAGGCGCGAAGGTAGAATATGTTGACCCAGCTAATATGGTTTATTCATATACAGATTCGCCTTATTTTGATGATATATATTATGTTGGTGAAGTTAAACAAATACCTATAAATGAATTAGCTAAAGAATTTCCTAGATTAACAGAGCAAGATTTAGAAAAAATAGCAAAACTGTATTCTATAGATAGTCATAAAAAATTCAAACAAAAAGGTACATCAGACAAAAATATAATTACTTTATTATATTTTAACTATAAAACATATATGAACGATGTTTATAAAGTTAAAAAGTTAAGTTCTGGAGCTGAAAAATCTATAAAAAGAGATGATACTTTTCAACCACCAGCTGATGCAGCTGATTATTCTAGATTACAGAGATCTGTTGAATGTTTATTTGAAGGCGTTAAGATTGTAGGAACTGACATGATGTTAAAGTGGAGTAAAGCTGATAATATGATGAGAGCTAAAAGTGATTTTAATAAAGTAAAAATGAATTACTCTATTGTTGCTCCTAAAATGTATAATGGTAAAATAGAATCTATTGTTAGTAGAATTACTAGTTTTGCTGATATGATTCAACTAACACATCTTAAATTACAACAGGTATTATCAAGAATGGTTCCTGATGGTGTTTATTTAGATATAGATGGTTTAGCTGAAGTTGATCTAGGTAACGGGACAAATTATAATGCTCAAGAAGCTTTAAACATGTTCTTCCAAACCGGTTCTGTTGTTGGTAGATCATTTACTCAAGATGGTGATCAAAACCCAGGAAAAATACCTATTCAAGAAATTTCAAATGGAGCTGGCGCGGGTAATAAATTACAAGCACTTATAGGTAACTATAACTATTATCTACAAATGATTAGAGATGTGACTGGTTTAAATGAAGCTAGAGATGCTTCAACACCAGATTCTAGATCGTTAGTTGGTATACAAAAGTTAGCGGCTGCAAATTCTAATGTAGCAACAAGACACATATTAGACGCATCATTGTTCTTAACAGTAGAAACTGCAGAAAAACTATCTTTAAGAATATCTGATATTATAGAGTATTCTCCAACTAGAGATGCTTTTATTCAAATGATTGGAGCTCATAACGTGGCTACATTAGGTGAAATGAAAGAATTACATCTTTATGATTTTGGTATATTTATAGAATTAATGCCAGATGAGGAAGAAAAGCAAATACTTGAAAATAATATTCAAATGGCTATACAGAAAGGAGCTCTTGACGTAGACGATGCTATTGATATTAGAGGTGTTAGAAATCTTAAAATGGCTAATCAGCTTTTGAAATATAAGAAAAAGAAGAAATTAGAAAGAGACCAACAGATGCAACAGCAAAATATTGAAGCACAAGGCAAGTCTCAACAAGAAGCTGCTCAAGCTGCTGCTCAAGCTGAAATGCAAAAGAATGAGCAAAAAGCTCAAATGGATATGCAACTAGAAGAAAAGAAAAGCAATTTGAAAGTAGAGTATATGAAACAAGAAGCTGAAATGAAAATGAAGCTAATGGAAAAAGAGTTTGAAATAAACATGAAGCTTAGAGACATGGACAATCAAGCTGCAATGAGTAAAGATACTCAAAAAGAAGATCGTAAAGACGAAAGAACAAAGATACAAGCAAGTCAACAAAGCCAATTAATAGATCAGAAAAAAAATGAAAAATCACCTAAAAACTTTGAGTCTGCAGGTAATGATTCATTAAACACTGGTATGGGTGTTGCTGGCTTAGGCAATTTTTAACTAATTATTTAATATTATTATATCATGGAAGAAAACAAAGAAGTAGTTGAAGAAACTACACAACAACCCGTGGAGGAAACCACTGAGAAAAAACAAGAAGAATCACCAGTATCAATAAATGAAGATGGTGATTATAAAATAGATTTAACAAAAATACCAAAAACCGAAGAAAATGAAACCAAGGAAGAAACTAAAGAAGATAACGCTGACGACAGCGGAGTGGTTGCAGAGTCTAAAGATGCCGAGCCCGCACAAGAACAAGAAGAAGTACAACCGGAGGAACAAACACAAGAACAATCCCCTGTAGAAGAAACACAAGAGGAAGAAGAAATTGTAGAAGTTCCAGAAAATATTCAAAAACTAATGGAGTTTATGAATGAAACCGGAGGAGATATAAATGATTATGTAAAACTAAACACGAACATCGATGAAATGGATGATTCAGAAATATTACATGATTATTACAAAAAGACAAAACCTCATCTTAATGATGAAGAAATAAATTTCGTATTAGAAGATCAATTCTCTTATGATGAAGAAGATTCTAATGAAAAAGAAATTAAAAGAAAAAAATTGGCCTTAAAAGAGCAAGTTGCTGAGGCTAAAGCCTACTTAGACGGGCAGAAGTCTAAATACTATGAAGAAATTAAATCGGGTTCAAAGCTCACTGGTGAGCAACAGAAAGCGGTTGAATTTTTCAATAGATACAATCAGGAAGAAGAGCAAAATAAGAAGATTGTAAAAAACCAACAAGATACATTTTTAAATAAAACTGAAAAAGTATTTAATAAAGATTTTGATGGTTTTGAATTTAATGTTGGTGATAAAAAGATTAAATACAATATTCAAGATGTAGATTCTTTAAAGAACAAGCAAGTCGATATAAATAATTTCGTTGGAAAGTTTCTAAACGATCAATCTGTTATGGAAGACGCTGCTGGTTATCACAAAGGTTTATTCACCGCTATGAATCCTGATGCAATAGCTAAACATTTCTATGAACAAGGTAAATCGGATGCTATTAAGCAAACGGTTTCCGACGCTAAAAACATTAACACATCTAGAGAGTCTCATAAAGTTTATGAAGGTGAAGGAGGTATTAAATTTAAAGTTTTAGGTGATGATTCTAATGATATGAAGCTTAGAATTAAAAAACGAAACTAAATATTAATTTAAACAATTTAAAATTATGGCTGTAACAGGTGTACCGGCTGCTGGATATACTCCGGCTGCTGCGAAACAAACGCTTGCAACTAACTATGTTGATTTTGCTAATGCAGGATCAAGTGATGGTTGGGCGCAACAATACTTACCAGACCTAATGGAGAAAGAAGCTGAAGTTTTTGGAAACAGAACTATTTCAGGTTTCTTAGCTCAAGTAGGTGCTGAAGAATCTATGGCTTCTGACCAAGTAGTTTGGTCTGAGCAAGGTAGATTACATTTATCTTATAAATTAGCAACTGGAGCTGATAACTCAGGTGCTTTAAGATTAACTATGACTAATGCTACTGATGTAGATGGTACTGCAGTTGGTAGTTCAGGTCTTGATCACGGGATTCGTCCAGGTGATATGTTATTAGTATCTGACACTAACACTACTATTAGAGTTCACGTTGAAACTGTAGCTACTTCAGGTACTGCAACTATCGACTGTGAAAGATATGATGGTGATGCTACTGGTAATACTAATTTATCAGGCAACTTATCTATATTAGTTTATGGTTCTGAATATGCTAAAGGATCAACTGGAAGAACTGGTGCTAACGCTCCTCAGTTTAAATCTAGAACTAACAAGCCAATTATCTTAAAAGACAAGTATGAAGTATCAGGATCTGACGCTTCTGCAATTGGTTGGGTTGAAGTTTCTGGTGAAGAAGGACAAAATGGTTACTTATGGTACTTAAAAGCTTCTGGTGATACTAAAGCTCGTTTCTCTGATTACTTAGAGATGGCGATGATGGAATCAGTAAAAGCTGCTAGTGCGGGTGCTACTACTTTAACAAGTGTTGGTAATGTAACTAACAAACCAATGGCTGGTACTGAAGGTTTATGGGAAGCTTTAGAAAATAGAGGTAATATATCTACTGGTTTAGATGGTGCTTCTTCTTCTGCTGCTTTACTTGAGTTCGATGACATTATAGCAGAACTTGATTCTAATGGTGCTATCGAAGAAAACATGTTATTCTTAGACAGAAAAACTTCTCTATCTATAGATGATATGCTTGCTGGTTTATCTGATGGTGCTGCTGGTGGTACTTCTTACGGAGTATTTAACAACTCTGCAGATATGGCATTAAACTTAGGTTTCTCTGGATTCCGTAGAGGTTCTTATGATTTCTACAAATCAGATATGAAATACCTAAACGATGCTGCAACTAGAGGTTTAATAAACGCTAAAGATGCGACTAACGCAATCCACGGTTGTTTAATTCCTGCTGGTGTATCTTCAGTTTACGATCAAGCATTAGGAAGAAATCTTAAGAGACCTTTCTTACATGTAAGATACAGAGCTTCTCAAATGGAAAGTAGAAAGTACAAAACTTGGACTACTGGTTCGGTTGGTGCTACTACTTCTGATTTAGATGCGATGGAAATGCACTTCTTATCTGAAAGATGTTTAGTAGTGCAAGGTGCTAATAACTTTGTATTATTAAAAGGATAAGCATTAACTTAAAAGAGAGGGCGGCATGCATGTAAACGCTCTCTGCCCTCTCTTTTTATTTTTTATTAATTTATATTATATTATATCATGGCAAAAAAACAAGAAACAAAAACAGAAGTGGAACCAACTCCACAAGTTGTAGAACAACCAAAAGTTGAAACACCGGTTATGGAAACTCCACAACCAAAAAGAGTTGAACCAACCAACAAGGTAGTCGATGGTTGGGAAATAAAAGATAGACGTTATGTGTTATCAAATGGACAATCTCCTCTATCTTACTCAATGAAAACAAGAGGTTTATTTTATTTTGATGAAGAAAAAGGGTATGAAAGAGAAATACAATATACCGAAAATCAAAACACACCTTTTGTAGATGAATTTAAAGGTCAAGTTAGACCTGGTAGAATAGTTTTTAGAAACGGCGTTATGTCAGTTCCAAAAAACAAAGTAATGTTGCAAAAATTTCTATCTATATACCACCCAAGTGCTGGTAAAACTTGGTATGAAGTTAAACCTGTACAAAAAGCTAAAACTCAACTTGAAACTTTAAATATAGAGGTTGACGCAATGATAGCTGCAAGATCATTAGATATTGATATGGTTGAAGCTATTATGCGTGTAGAAGTTGGTTCTAAGGTATCAGAGATGACTTCTAAAGAGCTTAAAAGAGATGTTATGGTGTTTGCTAAGAATAACCCTAAATTATTCTTATCACTAGTTGTTGATGACAATATACATCTTAGAAATATAGGTATAAAAGCAACTGAAAACGGAATATTATCATTGTCTGATGACCAAAGAACGTTCTTTTGGGGATCAACAAAAAGAAAGATAATGAATGTACCTTTTAACGAACATCCTTATTCAGCTTTAGCTATGTGGTTTAAAACTGACGAAGGTATGGAAGTTTTAAAGTCTGTTGAAAAACAGTTAAACTAAAAAGTAATATGCGATCACCCTTCGGGGTGATTGCTATACTTAAATATAAAATATGAAATCTAAAGGATTAGGAGATACAATATTAAAAATAACTAGATTCTTAGGAATAAAATACCTTGTTGATTTATTATATAAAGAGAATGATTGTGGTTGTGAAACAAGAAAAGATATTTTAAATAGATGGTTTCCTTATAAAAATTAAAAAAAATATATGGCAATAGTAGCAGCTGGTCAAACGACCATAAGTATAGACACAGTTTATCAAAGAGTATTAGCACTTGCTAACAAAGAACAAAGAGGCTATATTACGCCACAAGAATTTAACTTACATGCTAATCAGGCTCAATTGGATATATTTGAGCAATATTTTTATGATTTAGCTGCGATGACAGCTTTGAATGTAAGAAATGAACAAGCGCAATCACCTGGTGTAAACGTTGAGATGGCTCCTGATTTTGGTGATACGGTTAACATTCTTAGAGAAAAAATATCTATATACAAGGGCACGGATGTTGCTTTAACAGTTGATAGCACAAACAAGTGTTACAAACTACCAGCATTAAGTAGCTCAATCTACAGAACTGGACGACTGTACTATTCTGGTACAAATGGATCGTCTATCCCAATAAAACGTATTGATAAAAGTGATTTAGAACAAATCGCCGAGCATTATGCTGCTAAAAGTAATAGCAGATGGCATACAAATGATACCGCTGAAATTCTTTATACAGAAAATACAGATGGTAGTTATAGTTTGTATTCAGAAGGAGATGGAACATTTGCGCCTATAGTATCAGCTGGTAAATTAAAAGTTGAGGTTATAGCGGCAGTTCCAAGAGAGGTTAAATGGGCTTATGTAGTTGTAAACGAAAAAGCATTATACGATGCTAATAATTCTATAGACTTTAATTTACATAGATCAGAGGAAACAAACATAGTAATAAAAATATTAGAATTAGCTGGTATAACAATTAATAAACCAGGTTTAGTACAAGTAGCTGGACAAGAAGAACAGCAAAATGACGCACAAAAACAATAATAAAACATGGCAAATAACTTAATAACATTAACACATCAACAATACTATCAAGGTCCTGACGGTACTCAACTTAGCGCTGATGATTCACAATATGGTAATTATCAATTTACAAAAGTTGATGATGTTATAAATGATATTATAGCAACGTACTGTGGTGCTGATAAAATGTTAGAAGGAACCAGAAAGTCAGATGTTAGGTATCACGCGTATAGATCTTTACAAGAATTGTCATTTGACACGTTTAGATCTACTAGATCAATGGAAATAGAAATACCACCATCTTTAGTAATGGCTCTACCACATGACTTTGTAGGGTATACAAAATTAACTTGGAAAGACGAATATGGCGTTGAGCACGTTATGTATCCTACTAGATTAACTAGTAATCCCACGGCTTACAATCAAGATAGTGATTATTACTTAATGTTTGATGGTGATGGGGAAACTACAAATCCAAATGATTCTAACACTTGGGCTGATTTTAATGGTAGTTTGCCAAACTCAACTGTTACTGGTAATAATATAAAATATGATGACACTGATATATACGATGATGTTTTAGGTAAAAAATATGGTGGATCACCAGAGCAAACTAATGTAAATGGAACATTTTTTATAGATTATAGAAGAGGAAAAATACATTTTAGCTCTAATGTTTCTGGAAAAACAATAATATTAAAATACATAAGCGATGGAGTTGCTACTCTACAAGCTGGAGTTCATTCATCAACTTCTCCTTATACTACAGAAACAAATGTTGAACAAGATTTTATTGTTCATAAATTTGCTCAAGAAGCAATGATTAAGCATGTGTTATACGGATGTATGCAAGGAAGAAAACAAGTTGACTATAACATGCTGCAAATGTTGAAAAAAGAAAAGTTTGCTGAAACTAGAAAAGCAAAAATAAGATTGTCAAATATCAAATTAGAAGAAATTACTCAAGTATTGAGAGGTAAATCTAAATGGATTAAACACTAAAATTAACGAATGGCTGAATTAAAGAGAGATTTTTCGGGTGCGAAAATGAACAAGGATATGGACGAGAGAGTCTTACCTCCTGGTCAATATCGAGATGCTAACAATATACAAATAGCAACATCAGATGGTTCTGACGTGGGTGCCTTACAGACACTTATGGGTAACACTGAGCGAACTGCAAGTATAGTGCCAGATGATTATTGCACGTGTGTAGGTGTTTTACCTTTACCTGAAAAAGATTTAATATATTACTTTGTTGCTGGTGGCGGTATAAAAGGGTACCAACCTCTAATTAAAAGAGATTATATCTTAGAATATGATACTATAACAAGAACAACTAAATATGTTTTTGTAGATATATACAGTATTCATGAGACACAAAGTGGGGCAAATTCTACAAACAAATATTTTACCATATTAGACAACGGAGACGCAACAAATACTACTGGTGTTAGAATTGGAATGCATATCACTGGTACGTTTACAAATAATACTGGTGGTAATATAACTGTTAGAGGTGCTACTATATCAAATGGATCTACATATTCAATAAATGTAGAAGACAACGTTGTTGTTATGAATGTTGTAAAAGTTACTAATGGCTGGAAGGTTTATCATGATTATTTATGGGACAACGGTTCTAGCGGAGCGGTACTACCAATTGCTGATGGAGAAAGTGTTTATTTCCAAAGTCCATTTGGAGAAAGAATATTACAATTTGAACCTTTACAAAAAATACATTCTATAAATCATTTAGACGGAATGATATTTTGGACTGACGGAGTAAATGAACCTAAAAAAATACATATAGAAAGAAGTAAACTTGGTACTGGTTATACTTATCCAGTAGTTGGTTGGGATGATGACGAGTTAAGTACTCATGCTAACAACACTGGTAATACTACCGCAAAAAATATACCAGCTGACCATGCTGATAATTTTAATTTTCACACTAGATTAGTTATTAGTGATAAAGATTTATTTGGTTATGAAATAGCTCTTAATAGAAATGAGACTCAACCTTGGTGGGTTAAATTAGAGCATGTCACTGTTATAAAACAAAATCCTAAATTTCCTTTAGAAGTAGAAATGTTGCAGACTTCTCTAGACAGAACCCCAGATCCTACGTCATCAAACGCTTTTCCAACACCAAATCTTACATACGGTATATATTGTGACGCTAATGATGGTGTTCCTGATGATATATCTTTTTATGATCATACTGATCCAGCTGATCCAGTGCTTTTCCCAACAGATCATTCAATGACAGTTTATTTTGATCAACCAGTAGATTTTAGAATTGGCGATGTATTGCTATGGAATGACGAAATGGCTGTTCTAGGAAATGATTGGAATAAAGATGATGCTTCTGTTAGAACTGTTGTAACATCAGCGCCTAGTGGAATGCCTAACAATGGTGGTAGTGTTGGTGATTATGGTATTAAGATTTTGTCTAACAGTTCTTCAAGTAGTGTTGCAAGACCATTTCACTGTAGATTGGAAGATAAAAAACCAATGTTTGAATTTAAATTTCCTAGATTTTCATATAGATGGAAGTATCAAGATGGAGAATATTCAACATTTGCACCTTGGACACGTGTAGCATTTTTACCTGGAGATTTTGATTATCTACCTAAAAAAGGTTATAATCTAGGTATGACAAATAGACTAAGAAGTTTAAGGCTTAAAAATTACTTTCATGAATTTGAGTTGGTGCCAAGCGATGTTGTGCAAGTAGACTTGTTATATAAAGAAGAAGGTAATAATACTATATACACTGTTAAAGAGATAAAACGTAAAGATGGAGATCCAGAGTGGCCAGATAGAGCTACCAGCGCTTTCAATAGAGGTAAGTACAATTTAACGTCAGAAATGATCCACGCTGTTGTTCCTTCTAATCAACTATTAAGACCTTGGGATAATGTCCCAAGATCAGCTTTAACACAAGAGATGTCTTCTAATAGATTGATTTATGGTAATTACAAACAAAATTATAACGTAGATAAAAAACTAATGTTAGACCTAAGATGGTCTAATAACTATAAAAAGAAAAGCGAAAGTCTAGCAGAAATACCTGAAAGATCATGTAAAACATTGAGAACTTACCAAGTTGGTGTTGTATTTATGGATGATTATGGTAGAGAATCACCAGTATTAGTTCCAAAAGAAGGTAGTAGTATAAGTTTAGATAAAAAATGGTCTACTTATACTAATAGGTTGGTAGCAAGATTAAATTGGCAATCAAAAGTACCTACTTGGGCAGAGTATTTTAAATATTATATAAAAGAAACTTCTAACGAGTTTTATAATCTAGCAATGGATCGTTGGTATGATGCTGAGGACGGTAACGTTTGGATTAGTTTCCCATCTGCAGAAAGAAATAAAGTTGATGAAGATACTTATTTAATACTTAAAAATGAACATGATAGCAACAAGGCTGTTTTAGAAGCGGGAAGATATAAGATTATTGCTATAGAAAATGACGCCCCAACTTTTGTTAAAACAACTAAAAAATCACATGGAAGTGTACTTACAAATGTTACGTCTGGAGCAACGTTGGCTGCGTTGACAAACATATTAGTTGATAAAACAGATACAGACGGTACTAGTTGGGATGAGAATATTGGAAGTGATTGGATAGCTGATGTGTATTCAAAAATAGCACAAGGAAATCTTTACGCTAGAATAACGGCAACTGACGGGAATACCGTTGTCGGTTCTGATTGGATTGGTGTAACCTCTTTGAGAACAGTTGGAGACGATATTGCTGTTAAGTTAGATCAAGCTATAGGTGATACAGCTAATCAAGACGATAATTTAACAAGTCCAACTTATAGAATAGAGTTTAGAGAACATATGGTTCAGCATAAACCAGAATTTGATGGTAGGTTCTTTGTTAAACTTCACAAAGATATGTTGTTACAGCAAGCTGTTATGAAGGAACTTGATATTGATCAATCAATGACAATACAAGCCTCTTTTAATATGAGATTTATAATGGGTCAAGGAGATGTTGGAGACAACAAACATCCAACACCTACAACGCTAGGAACATACGTTAACTCCAGCGGAACGCAAGCAACACATCAGTATAATTATTCTACTTCAAGTAGTGATTTTCCTACTAGTTGGGGTTTTGACTCTAGTAATAGAATGGGTTATTGTGGTGGTAGACAAGAGTCAAAAGATTTTTGGGAACAAAGAGATAATTTTTGGTTTATAGACGGCGCTGGACATAAAAACACAACACTTAATAGTGGTGGTAGTGGTTGGCATAATGCAGAGAATGGTGTTCATAGTTCACATTTAGGCGGTAAAGGACCTGGTACTGGTGGTATACGTCATTTTGCTAATTACTCAAGAATATTTTTTGGTATAAGAAGATGGTATGATTATTTAAGTACAACCCAAAGGAATTTTTATGATATAATGAGTACGCCGGGCACTATATTTAAATTTAGAGATGATCCTACTAACGAAGGAATTGGAACGGCTTATCAAGTTATTAGAAGACGAGGATGGAGGCAAACTTATAATTATCATAGAGGTACTGGTTGTAAAACTTGTAAAGATAGTTGGCCTAGCTGTAGGAGATTAATGTTTGCTGTCGATTTTGAAAGATTAGACCAAAGTGATGGAAATGGTGGTGCAATGGATGCTGGGGCGTGGGATCCGCTAAGTGCATATAAACACGATGGTAGTGAAAATGGTTCTGAAATAGATATTTATACTATTGATTTAGGAATGAGAGATGGGGGTAGCTCTATGTCTAGTGAAAATCCAGCTATATTTGAAACAGAACCAAAAGAAGATGTAGGTTTAGATATATATTACGAAGCATCAGGAGCGATACCTTTAGATGTTAGAGCAAGAAATAACGAGTTATTAATACCGTATTTTTCAACATGTCAAATAATTAATTCTAGTGGTGCTTATCATAGAGATGCTAATGGTGATATACAAACGTATCAGATATATGGTGTTAATCAACCTTCAAATAAAGATTTAACACAAATATCTATAACACCAGCATTATTAGATGATTTAGCCCACGATCAATGGATACCTATTGAGAGATATGATGGATCAAGGTTTGCTGTGTATGCGTCAAAATCATCAGGTAATTATTCCGCTGGAGATGCAACTCTTTATGTTGTTACTGGTAAAGCACCAACTAACGAGCAAACAAATCAATACCAACCTTGGAGAGCGCCTCATCATCAACCGTTTTATTTAGGATTTCACAACTGTTGGCAATATGGTAATGGTGTAGAAACTGATAGGATTAGAGATGATTATAATGCTCCACAGCTTTCTAACGGTGTTAAAGCTTCTGCACCACTAGCAGTACCTTACGCAGAAGAACATAGAAGTAGTGGTTTAATATGGTCGGGTATATTTAACTCAACAAGTGGTATTAATAATCTAAATCAATTTATACAAGCAGAACCAATAACTAAAGATTTAAGTCCTCGTCACGGAACAATTCAAAAACTAGTTGGTAGAGATACTGATACTTTAGCTTTTTGTGAGGATAAAGTATTAAGATTACTTACCGATAAAGACGCTTTATTTAATGCTGATGGAAATACTAATGTAACAGCTAGTAACGCTGTTATAGGTCAAGCAACTCCTATAAGCGGTGATTATGGTATATCAACAAATCCAGAATCATTAGCCGTGACACCACATGGTATGTATTGGTGTGACCAAATGAGAGGGCAAGTATTAGCTTTAGAAGGTGGTATGTCTATAAAAAGTATATCTGATATTGGAATGAAAGATTACTTCAATGATAATCTACAAGATGTTTCAGAAGTTGTTGGTACTTATGATGACAAAAAGAACGAATATAATATAACATATGGAAAGAAAAACTGGCCTCAGCAGTTTAGATCAACAAAAACTACTTTAAGTTATAGTGAACTAACTCAAGGATGGGTAAGTTTTAAATCGTTTGGACCAGAACATGGTATTAGTATGAATAATGAATATTATACTTGGGATAAAGGTAGTATGTGGCAACATCATTCAAACGCTTTAGCGAACAACTTTTACGGATCACAATACTATTCTGATGTTACGTTAATGTTTAATGATAATCCTGCTGCTGTAAAAAGTTTTAATACTATAAACTACGAAGGTAGTCAGTCTAGAATAACACAATTTACTACAACTGATGGTTATACAGATAAAGAATATTATAATCTAGATGCTAAAGCTGGTTGGTATGTTGATACATTATCAACGAATTTACAAGAAGCTGAAAACTTAGAATTCAAAAGCAAAGAAGGAAAATGGTTTAGTACGGTAAAAGGTACTGCAACAACACTATCTAATCTTGATGAAAAAGAATTTTCTGTCCAAGGACTTGGAAGTATAGCATCGACAACCAATACCGGAACTCCAGCAAAGTTATATAATATAGAGGTACACGCACATCCTTCAAATGCAGCTGGAACTACAAATTGGGATTCAAGTGCAGATGCTGATTTTAAAATTGGCAGTTACCAAAGTATTACTGGTGCGGCTGGAGCAACAATAGCAGCTGGTAGTTCTATTAGTTATATTGATAATTTAACCTTAACAAACGGTCTTTATACTTACTCAGGTTTAGATTTAGATGCGGCTGATTTTAGCGTTCCTGGTGGTACAGCAACAACATCTGGTGAAGGAAACGAAACGGTTTATATTTACACTGCCGCTGCTGGTTGGAGTGCAGATACTACGTTTAGTAGTGGAAGTACTGTAGCTACTACTGGTGGTGGTATTTGGAAGGTTGAATTCACAAATCAAGGAATAGCTGGTGATCCAGGTAATGTTGTTGAGGCAAAAGCATATTACAAAACATTTACAATGCCTAGTTCACAATATAATTTACATTTTGATGTGGACAATAGCACAACTACTACTTTTGGTGGTAATGTATATAGAGAAATGTGCCTTAGAACTTCTTACAATATAGATGCTGGATCAACTAATACTAGAGCTACAGTAACAGCTAATGCTATTAGTGGTATAACAAAAGCTGATAATGTCTCTTTCTTAGGTACTGGTTGGAGAACAGAACAATGGTCCGCTCAAGTTTTACAAGGTCAATCAACATTAGTTGCTGATTACACTGTTACAGCGGATAGTAATTATCATTTAGATCCTATGGGTAATGGTAAAGGTGTTGATCCTAGTTGGGTAAATAGATTAGTAAATACACCTTGGGCGCCTTACTACACTTGGACTGTTACGGACACATATTATACATCTACTGGTAATACAGGACTAATACAATCTTCAAGAGTAAAAATTTATTACACTCCACCTGTTGGTATTAGTGGTTTAGATCCAGATCCTATTTCCCCTGAAGGTACTTTCTGTGCTTTTTTACACGATATAAGATTGGGTTATAATTCTTTGGCAGCTGTAACTAGAAATAGCATAGGTGATAGAATTGGATCTTTATCTGTTAGTACGTCTAGAATTTCTCCGGGTAGTATACTACAAGTATATGCCAATGCCAATGCAGCTGGTACAGCTAGATTATATGTTGCAAAACAAGGTACAGGGACACCTGGTGTAGCAACGCATTATTATGATTTTAACAATGATGTTTTTGACGCTGTTTCAGATGGTGTTCAATATAAGCAGTTAACTTTTGTGGCTAATACTAGTTTATCACAAGCTATTGTATTCCCAACAACAGACGAAACAGCAACATATTCTGTTTGGCTAGGTGATGATACTGGTGTAGGAACAAGTTTAGCTAGAGCTAGTAGTGTTCCAGATGCTATTAATGAATTAAACGTAGATATAGCTAGGAATGTCACAGCAACATTTACACCTGGGGCATTAACTAACGTTACACCAGCTGGATCATTAACAATAAAAGCTGGTAAAGAAATGTCAGCGGCAAATACTGATTATGCTTTCTCATTCACTTACACTAGAACAGGATCAAGAACATTGTCAATATCAGATACAGTAATACAACCAGAAGATATTGTTGGTGCTTATGCTGAATATCCTCTTACTGCTAATGAAAATTCAGGTGTAACAACTTTACATATAAACCCTACACAAGGAGCTAAAGTAGGTATGTATATACAAGATGGTAATCATGTTAATAATGGTGAACCAGCTACAGCAAGAATTACTAAAGGTTCTACAATTACAAGTGTTGCCACAAATGATTCTGTTGCATTTGCTGCGGCTACCAGCGCTAGTATGTCATCTGGCGAACCATTAATTATATCTAGTGATTGGGAATATGAATTAATATCATCTACAGTTAGTATAAACGGAACTAATACAATCGTAACCATAGCAGGAACAATTAGAATTAAAAAATATGGTAAAACCACTCCAGATGGAAATATCATATTAGAACCTAGCTTTATAACAACAACATAATATGCCAGCAACAGTAACATTAACATTTAACAATCCATTAAACGCATCTTGTCAAGTTGGTGATACGGCATATTATCTATCATCAACAGCAAGCTCTGGTGGTTTTACAACAGGAGCACATTCTAATATAGTTGAAATTGGAGTTATAACTTCTATAACAGGAACTACAGCTGCTCCAACTTTAAACTTTACCAACTCTATGGTTTCATCTGTACCAGGTGGATCATATATATTGTTTTCTAAAGACAATAAGGCTAATATGAGTAGTGCTTTAGGTTATTATTGTGAAATTAAATTAAAAAATACATCTACGGTAACATCAGAACTATTTAGTGTAGGTGTAGACGCGTTTGAAAGTAGTAAATAATTGATAAAAAGTGTGATTATTTAATTATAAATTAAATAAAATATGAATAAAGAGATAAAATTATCTAATCGAGAGAAAATATTAGATTTTCAATCGATGTTAGTAGATAATGCGGATGAGGTAAATATAGTTACTCATCAAGATTCTAAACTATTCCCATTAAAACACACTTTTGCAGACGGAATATATGTTAGACAAATGTCTATGAATACTGGAACAGTGGTGGTTGGTGCTATACACAAACACTTACATGTTTGGTTTTTACTTACCGGACATATATCTGTAGCGACTGAAGAAAATATTGAGGATTATGTGGCACCTTGTTATGTCGTTGCAACTCCAGGAACAAAAAGAGTTATATATGCAAATGAAGAAAGTATATTTGTTAATATACACAAAAACCCTACAAACTCACAAGATATAGAATGGTTAGAAAAAGAGATTGTAGCAAAAGATTTTAAAGAATATGAAGAATACATTAATAAAAATAAATAAGATATGAGTTTTTTAATAGCAGGAGCAGTTGTTGGTGTTGGAGCTGGTGTAGCTAAAGCTATATCTGCTGGTAAACAAAAAAAAGCTGCTAGAGCTGAGGAAGAAGCGGCAAAAGCAGAGATGCAAAGACAAAAAGATTCCTTTGCGAGCCTAGATACTAGTAATCCTTATGCAAATCTAGAAAATAAAATGGAAGATCTTACTGTTAACCAACAGGAAGCTGAATTCATGCAACAACAACAGCAACAAAGTCAAGCAAATATAATGCAGGAAATGAGGGGTGCCGCTGGTGGATCTGGTATCGCCGCTTTAGCACAAACGCTGGCCAATCAAGGATCTTTAGATGCTCAAAAAGCTGCTATATCAATAGGTAAACAAGAACAGTCTAACCAAATGATGGAACGTCAAGCTGCTTCTCAAATACAAGATCAAGAAAGACAAGGTGAGATTATGTCTAGAGACATGGAAAGAAACAAAGTATCAACACTACTGGGTATGGCACAGTCTGAAAAAGCTGCGGCTAGTGAAAAAGTTGCGGCTGCGGACGAAAAAATGTGGTCTGGTATTACTGGTGCTGCTGGGGCTTTGGCTGGTGGTTTTCAAGGTATACAAAAAGCAGGCGGTATAGCTGGCTTGAAAGACAATGATTATCAGAAGTGGTTATCTGAACAAGAAAACAGTTAAAATAAAAATATAATTATGAGTAAAACACCATTAAAACAAGCAGATCAAACTTTAGTAAGTGGCGCGTATAGAGCGGCATCAGCCGGAACTCGTCGAGATGGCTTTTCACAAGGCATGGATGAGTTGATGAATATAGGTAAAGACATGGTTAAGGGAGCTGTTGATAGAGCCCAAGAAGCACAGCAAAAAGGAAATGAATTAGCTGAGGGTATATTAGATATAGGGGGTGGTTTAGGTACTAGCTGGCTTAAAATGGTTGAAGGAGAAGTATCTGGGTTACACGGCGATTATAAAAAAGCAGCTAAATGGGGTAAGAAAGGTAAAAAAGCTGAAGGAATGCAAAATCTAAACACTCTATCAGCTGAAGTTGCTAGTGTTAAAGATCTTAATACACAAATAGCTAAATGGCAAACCGAAGGGGATTGGAATGGTTCTTTAAGTGAAAAAGAACAAGGCGTGTTTAATGCTTTTATGAATAATAATTCTAACAAAAGAATAACAAAAGGTCCTGATGGTGAGAGAGTTTTTGAAGTAGAAACTCCACAAGGTTGGATGAGTACTAAAGAAATAGAAAAAATGGCTGAAGAACATAAAAAAGATTATGTTACCGCAACAAACTTAAGAAAAGATCTTTTAAAAGAAATAAACAAAGGTACTACTGATGCTTTTAGAAACGCTCAATATGGATATATAGCTCCAGACGAAAAAGAAAGAATCTCTGCTCAAATAAATAAAACTTTAAGTAAAGGAAATTTAAAAAGTTTAATGTTTGATGATATTTTAGATACTGGCGGTTCTTTTGTTGTTGATCTTGCTAACTCTCCAATGTTAAAAGAATTAAAGTATGAAGACTTAGGTTTAGTTCCTCCTAAAAATGATGATGATGGGTTAATTAACGAAACATTAACTGAAGATGATAGAATGAAAATAACACAAGCGTTATCGGATGATAAAAATAAAGAATTAGGATTAAAAATGATGAATGAATATGTTATGAGATTTTATGACAAAAACTATCAAGCACAATATAAAGCAAACGGAGGTACCACGTTAGACCCAAACATGTCTAATGATGATATAATTAAACTAGCTCTTAAAGAATAAAATAAAATAATATGCAAGAAAATCAACCTTTGATACAAGACCCAAACGTTGTACAAGATCCAAACGCTGTGCAAGAGCCTGATGTTGTGCAAGAGCCTGATGTTGTGCAACAACCGGAAAGTGAATTAGAAAAAATAGTTGGATACATGAGAAAACAAAATTTCTCTATGGATCGTATTAAGAAGGTTGTAAGAGATTATAAAAAGAAAGAAGAGTTAGAGAAAGTTGAAGCCGCAAGAATAGCTAAGCTAACTAAATCAAACGATGCTAGTGCTATTTACAAGCAACAAAAGTTACAAAAGAAAGCTATGAACGAATGGGCTTCTTCTTTGCAACCTGGCGCAGAGTTTACAAACGATCAAGGAGTAAACTACTCTTTAAACGAAAATAACGAATGGACATCTAATGGTGAAGTTGTCGATCAAGACGATTTCAAAACCAATCAACTCCCACAATATTATAAGCAGTTAACTACTGCAGGTGAAGTTCCAGATTTTTCTGTAATGTCGCCTGAGCTAGAGAATCTTATTAATGCTACTAAAATAACTGATGAACAATCAAATACTATAAACAAAAAAGCTAATAGTAGATTTGATATTTTCAACAAATTTCAAGCTACTGGTGGTCCTGATGTTAGAGATCGTCAAGCTAGAGGAGGAGTGGTAGAAGAAGAAAACCCGTTATTTGAATGGGATCAAGTTGATAATCTTGCGGATTATAAAAGTGGAGATGTGCACTATGTTTCTCCTTACGCAGAAGATCCTTCAAAAGGTATTTCTATAGAAGATGAAAGGCGATTATACAATAGAGACAAACAAATTATTGACGCTGTAAAAACTAGAGAAGCTATTAAAAGAATTGCGAAAGAAAAAGGAATATCACCAAGCGAAGTAGATGTAAACTCTAAAGAAGTTAAAAAATTAGCAGAATCTATTACTAATGATGATATTAGAGAAGATGCCATTAAAGCCCTTTCAGAACAAGAGAGACTTGATCAAATAGATCGTAATGTAGAGAATTTTATAGATCAAGAAGAGGGTGAAGAAGGTTTTGATACTAAATGGTGGCAAACTTTTGGTGTGCTTAAAGGTAAAGACCAAAAAGAAGTTTCAAAAGAAATTGATAAAATATTTAGTGAGGAGGAAAAATATATTAACAAGACCACTGCTAAACAAGAGGTAATTGCTAATGAAATAGAAGATATTGACGGGGCTTTAGAGGGTTATACTACAGATTCTAAAAACATTATAGCTCAAATAGAAAAAATTCAAGGTCGTGAGTTTACTACGCAAGAAGAGGTTGATGAGGCTAATGCTGAAATACGAGGTTTACAAGATCAACTTAGAGGTATAGATTCAAATTACAATGCTATTTTAGAACGTAGAAACGATTTAGTAAAAACATCAGGAAAAATATTTGAAAACTTTCAAAATGCTTTTCCTGACGATAATCCAAATTGGGAACATTATAAAGATCTTTTAAGTAGAAATTATAGTGGTTTAGCGTATACTGGTAATGCTATGGTTGGCTGGGTTTCTAACACGGCTCAAAGTCTTGATGAGTGGATTTATAGATTTAATCCATTAAGATTGGTAAAAGATGAAAATGGAGAAATGCCTGACTGGCTTAAACCTATGAGTGGTGTTTTAGCAGTTGCAGCGCCAAGCATGGGAGGATTAATGGCTCAAGCCGCGGAAACTGAGGAAGAAAGAAAAGAAAGACATGATAACTGGAATGCTTGGCAAGAGCAGTGGTCAAGTAGGGTTCAAAAACCAAAAGCTTGGGACGAGGTTGATGGTTGGTATGATTTTGGAGAGTGGTCTGCTGGTGTAGCTGGTAATCAAATACCTCAATTAGCTTTTATGTGGGCCACTATGGGTGCCGGTAGTGCATTAGGTTTAACTGGAACAGCGCTTAAGGTTTGGAGTGGTGCTAGTATGGCAATTCCCGCGGCTGGTGGAAAGTTTAGGGAAATGCAAGAAGAAATGGACATGTATCCAACAACAGATGGTGATCCATTATATAGTAATCTTCAGTTGTACTCAATAGCTATGGGTACAGGTATGGTAGAAGCTTTGTCTGAACAAGTTACTTTTGGACAGTTAGACAACGCTTTAAATATCAGCGGTGCAGCAAGTGATATTTTTACTTTAGGTTTTAAACAAGCTGTTCAAAAAGGCGTGGGAAGTCAGTTAGCTAGAGTTGGTATTGATATACTTGAAGAAGGTACTTCTGAAGCTTTAGCTACTATGGGTGAAAACCTGTTAGGATGGGCAAGAGGTGGAGAACATAGAAACAAAAGTATATGGGATGGTGTTGATGAAGCATTTGTTTCTGGTGCATTAATATCAGTAGGTATAAAAGGAATGGGTGTTGCCAAAGCTCCTACAGCTGCATTTACCTCAAAAGATACGAATCAAAAAAGAGGAGAAATTGGTCAAAGACTTCAAAAAATAAATGATATATTAAGAAAACCAGATCTTGATAGTAATTTAAGAGATAAGTATATTGGTGAAAGAAATAAACTAATAGCACAAAGCAACAAGCTTCTTCAAAGTGATATTAAAAAAGTTGATTTATTATCTAACATGGAGAAAAAAGCTCTTATAGATATAGAAACGGATATTTTGCAACTTAGATTACAAGCTGAAAATGTAGCTAATGATAATTCTTTAACTCCAGAACAAAAAATTGAAGAAGCAAAAAAATTACAAGATCAAGTAAACGAACTTCAAAACGATAAAGAACTTATACTTGCTGAATATACAGCACAAGAAGCTGAAGAAAACTATCAAATAGAAAAACAAAAAATTCAACAAAAAGTAGATGCTTTTAACAAAAGACAACAACAAGAAGGTGGAGAAGGTAGAACAGCTGAATTAATTGAAACTGATACCGATTCTATAAATGAAAGCATATTAGCAGATCTTGCTGAAATAGATGCTGAAATTGCAGAGAACCAAAGAGTATTAGAAAACGTTGATCCAGATAGTGACGCTGCTAGAACTGCTAGAAGTAACATTATTGAATTTAACAAAAGAAAAGCTGGTCTTGAAGGTATGAGTTCTCAGTTTGGTTATATATCTACTGATAAAGATGGTAATTCTAAACTATATGTAAATAAAGACACTAACTTAGCAAATAATAACATTACAACACCAATGCATGAATTTTTACATCATGCTCTTTGGGCTACTGTAAAAAGAAATCCTGCAACACAAAAAGCAATGGGTGGCGCTTTAATAGATGTTATAAATAACAACGCTAGTGAAGTTGGACAAAACTTTATAAATAAAGTTGCTGCTTATGAAGGTTCTCAACAATACGGAGAAGAGGTAATAACATCTTTATCAGAAGCGATTAAAACTGGTGATGTTAAATTTAGTGAAAATTTATTTACAAAAATTGGAGACAAATTACGTAGATATTTTCAAAACAATTACCCTAATTCTGCTTTAGGTAAAATTAAATTTAATAAAGGTAGAGATGTATATAACTTTATTAAAGACTTTAATGACAGTATAGAAAAAGGATATGAAAGCGCTGCTATAAATCAAGTGATAGACAAAGGAGCTATTGGTAGATTAGTTGATGGTAAAAAAGTTGATCCAGTTAAAGATCAAGGTGAAGTTTACGAATCTAAAATATATCAAGAAACAGACTTGATGTATAAAGAAAATAAAACTAGATGGGGTAATGATAGAATAAGAAAAGGCTTGGCTGCTCAAATGGCATATGGTTTAGAAAACGATGTCATGTATAGGTTGAAAAACTTTGAAGGTATAACAGCTGAAAGACAAGATATAGCTTTAGATTTTATTGCTGATGACAAAAGCGGGTTAACTGGTTTGATAGATGGTTTTGATCCTGTAAGAATGATAAACAAAGAAACAGGTAAACCTTATGAAAGCGTAATGGCTTATTTATTACATCGATTACCAAACGGTATGAGATTAATTGATGCTAGGTTATTAGGTTTTGTTCAAAAAAATCCTAAGTATGGAAATATTATCCAGTCAATGGAACAAGAGGGTGTTCAAGATAAAATGGAAAAACAAAACTTGACTGACACCACTACACCAGATCCTAGCGAAAACATTATAGAGAGAGAAAGTAAAAGAATGTTTGTTAACTCTATGGTTATACCAGATGGTAAAATTGTTGAGCTTAGAGAAAATAATCAAGACACTTATAACGAAGCATTACAAGAGGTTCAAGCTGAGTTAGATCAAGATATAAAAAATGGATTAGTTCCAAAGGGCACAGAAGTAAACTTAAATGTAGTTAATCAAAGATTTGTGGGTAAAGTTATAGCTAACGAAGTTGCTAATGCTAAAGTTGATATAAACGGTTTAAACTATAAAAGTTTTCAAAAGCTATTAAAACAAGGTCCTTTAAAACCAGTATTGCAAATATTCGCTGATTTATATGGAGTTCCTATTGATAAACTTATAGGAGATAAAGATCTTAACCAAGTTCAAAGAGGCGCTGCTCAAAACATGTTCTTATTAAATGCTGATTCAAACCTACAAGGCTTACCAGATGGTCATACAGCGAGCGGAACAGCAACTGGAGTGCCAAGAGTATTACTAAATATGGTTAATCCTGAGACAGGAAATACAGATTTATTGTATAAAAAAACAGCCGCAGCCAAAGCAGCGAAAACAGGAAGTACAGCTGGTTTACCTCTTCAAGTAAAACAAAAAGGTATAAACAAGTCACACGTACAAGAAAACTTAGGTATATATAGAGGGAAACCAAATAATGCTGCTAGAGGTGTAGACGGTATGCTTAGAGCTTTTGTTATACAAAATGCTATGCTAGCTTCAAATCAAGCTGTTAGACAAGATGCTTTAGTAAATTCAGAAAATCCATTTTCAGTTATAAAAGCTATTGGTGATGGTAAGTCTGATTTGTATTTTTCTAAAGTGCCTAAAATAGAAGGTGGTAATATTCAGATAAATCCTAACATTGATCAACAAAGATTGTTAGATGTGTATAATTATGTTGAAAGAAATCCAATATTTAAGACAAGTGTAGATCTTGCTGTTGAAAATACAGCTTTAGAGTTAGGAATTCCTTTGTCTGAGTTTGGCAATATAGCAGAGGTATTAAATGCTGAAATATCTAAATATAATAAACACGGAATACAAGTTGCTGATTTAGCAAAAGCTGTTAAAAAAGTAATACCAGCATTAAGTAATTATAAAAACTGGAATGATTTTACTAATAAAAACTCAGAACTAGCGCAATATGGTCCTTATGACTTTAGTAATAAAAATCCAAATAAAGCAGATAACATAGTTCAATATAAAGCTGATGTTTCTAATTTCTTTAAATCGTTGCCAGCGACAATGCTGACAAATAATATGTTCTTAAAAACATTTCAAAACTCAGTCCCAGGTGATGTATTTACAAAAGCAGAGCTTCAACAAATAGCAAAAGATGTTATAGCAAATAGATCTACAGATATCTCTACTGATATTGATTTTAGTAAGGTTGGTATACCTTCTCAATTAGCAGATGCTGTTGAGAAAATTGCAAATGAAAATGCAGACAATCCTCAGCGAGCAGCCCAACTAATCAACAAAAGAATATCAGAAGAAGGGTTTGATCAAAATGAAAACGTAAAAGCATTAAAGTCATTTTTAAAAAGCATGAATGATTTTATAAACGAACCAGGAATATCTGAGCAAGTAAAAATTAATAGGGGTAAAATGGTTTCGACTATAATGTCTCAAAATACAAACTTTAAAGGTGGTATTCTTAGAGGCGCAGCGCCACTTGTAGGAGCCTCTTTAGCAGGATCAACAACAGCTAAAACACCTGTTTCTAAAATTTCTAAAGTAGATATAGCTAGAGCTTATGGTGTTACTGGTGCTGATGCTAAAATGTTTGGTGCTATCATGACTGGCGCTAATGTTATTGGTAAAAAAGCAGATATAGCTAGAGTTCAAAAAATGGTAGACACGGCTCTTCAAAATGAAATAGATGCTTCTGGAGTAGATATAACTCTAGATCAATACAAAGATCAAATAAAAGAGTCTATGATGCTACCTATGCTTAAGGTTGATAAAAAAACAGGTATTACAAAACCTGTGGATATGGTTGAGTTTCAAAGAATAAAAGAAAGACATGATGAACACATGACATCTTTATTGGCTTTCAATACTTCCAACTTTAAAAACATGATGGACGGAACATTTGATACTAAGATAGATCAAGAAGTAAAAGATTATAACAGAACGTTATTAAACACTACTGAACAGTTAGAGATGGACGGTATAACTCTTAACGGAGTTTCGTTAAAAACAGGTAATGTTGTTGGTCCTGACGGTCAAAGACTTAGTCCGCTTGCTAGAATACTTCAAGTACCAGGAGCTGCGAAAAACATGCTATTATTTGAGTATGCTGATACAGCTGATAAAGTTATAGCTTCTGAAATAGCTTTTGAAAAAATGAAAAGAGGAGAATTAACAGCTCCTATTGTTAATAATGTTGAAACCGCGCTAGGAAAAAACACAGAATATTTTTCTAAAAATACAGACATAGTGTTTGATAATATTGACGCAAGAGAAGCTTTTGGTAATTTAATATCTAAAAACACAGATCCAGTTCAATCAAAGATAGCAGCGGTTGAGTTGGTGAAAACCATGGAAAATATAAACGATATTAATGATGTTAAAAACAATTTAATAAACGCATATCCTTTATTAAATAACGACATGACTTTGGATCAACAGTTGCAAGCTGTAGCTACAATAGATAATGCTATAATGTTTTCTAAAAAACCTAACAACCCAACAAAAGGAATTACTATATTAGATTTTGATGATACGTTGGCTACTAGTAAATCTAAAGTTAAATTTACAAAACCAGATGGAACCAAAGGAACTTTAACCCCAGCTCAATATGCTAAACAATATCAAGACTTATTAGCAGAAGGTTATTCATTTGATTTTTCTGAGTTTAATAAAGTTATAGATGGTAAAATAGCGCCTTTATTTAACAAAGCTATGAAGCTTCAAGGTAAATTTGGTCCTAAAAACATGTTTGTATTAACAGCTAGACCTATGGAATCTGCTCCAGCGATACATGCTTTCTTGAAAGCTAATGGCTTAAATATACCTATAGATAATATTACTGGTTTAGCTAATTCAACTGCTGAAGCAAAAGCAATGTGGATAGCTGATAAGGTTGGTGAAGGTTATAACGATATATATTTTGCTGATGACGCTTTACAGAACGTGCAGGTTGTTAAAAATGTTTTAGATCAAATGGATGTTAAGTCTAAAGTACAACAAGCTAAAACAATTTATTACAGTAAGATGTCGGATAACTTTAACGAAATACTAGAGGACGTTAAAGGTATAAGAAAAGAAACTGTATTTTCAGATGCTAAAGCTAGAAAACGTGGTCAAAAAGCAGGAAAATGGGATTGGTTTATACCGGCTTCAGCTGAAGACTTTAAAGGTTTGTTATATAAGTTTATAGGTAAAGGTAAAAAAGGAGAAGCTCAATTACAATTTTTTAAAGATGCTTTAATGGATCCTTTTGCTAAAGCTATTAGAACATTAGATACTATAAAGCAAAGAGTAGCCACTGATCTATCAGCATTAAATAAACAGTTTAAGGGTATAAATAAGAAATTAAAACAAGAAATACCTACAGGTGATTTTACTTATGACACAGCTGTAAGAGTTTATAATTGGAACAAACTTGGTTATGATATTCCAGGTATATCTAAAACTGATTTAGCTAATTTAGTAAAAGCTGTAGAAGCTGATCCAGAACTTGCTGCTTATGCCAATGGTTTAAACAAGGTTGCTGGAGGAATCTACCCTGAACCAGGCCAATATTGGACAACAGAAACTATAGCTTCTGATCTACATAACATGACAGAGGGTTTAAATAGAAAGGAAGCATTAGCTGAATTTATTGAAAATAGAAAACAAATATTTGGAGAGTGGGAAAATGGAAACCTTGTTGGACCAAATATGAATAAGATAGAAGCTATATATGGTATTAAAGTTAGAGAAGCCTTAACAGATATGTTGTGGCGTATGGAAAACGGTACTAATAGAAACTTTGGTGGTAATAGATTAACAAATAGATTCGCTAATTGGGTAAACAATTCTGTTGGTGCTATCATGTTCCTTAATATGAGATCAGCTGTTTTACAGACTTTATCTACTGTTAACTTTATGAATTGGGGCTTTAACAATCCTTTAAGAGCTGCAAAAGCATTTGCTAATCAACCTCAATTTTGGAAAGATTTTGCAATGATATTTAATTCAGACATGTTAAAGTCTAGACGAGGTGGTTTAAAAACATCTGTTAGTCACGCTGAATTAGCAGAAGCCGCTTCTGGATCTAAAGGTTCACCTAAGGCTATATTTGCTAAGTTAATAAAATTAGGTTTTACACCAACGCAAATCGCGGATAGTTTTGCTATAGCAATGGGTGGAGCTAGTTTTTATAGAAACAGATTTAATGATTTAATAAAACAAGGTGTTTCTGAAGCAGATGCTAAAGCTCAAGCTTGGAATGAATTCCAACAAATAACTGAAGAAACTCAACAGTCTGCTAGACCTGATATGATCTCCTCGCAACAAGCATCTCCACTTGGCAGATTGCTGCTTGCTTTCCAAAACACACCAATGCAGTACACTAGAATAATGAAAAAAGCTGCGTTGGATATTGCTAACGGTAGAGGTGATTTGAAGACTAATATATCTAAAATAATTTACTACGGAGCTGTACAAAACTTTATATTCTCCGCTTTACAAAAAGGATTGTTTGCAATAGCATTTAGCGGTGAAGACGAAGAAGAGGAAAAACGTGATAAGAAAGCAATAAACTTAGCTAATTCAATGTTAGATTCTGTACTTAGAGGTACGGGTGTAAGTGGAGCTGTTGTTTCTACTATAAAAAACATGATAATGAAAGCTATGGAAGAAAGTGATAAGGGTTGGAATTCTGACGAAGGAAAAGTTATTTTACAATTCTTAAATTTATCACCACCAGTTGGGTCAAAAGCTAGAAAACTAAATAGTGGTTTAAAAACTCTTAAGTTTAAAGGAGAGGAAATTAAAGAAATGTCAACGTTTGATATAAACAATCCTATTTGGAATAGTATTGGTCATTTTGTTTCTTTTTCAACAAACATTCCTTTAGATAGAGCTATTCAAAAAGTACAAAATATTTCAGAAGCAAATAACCAAGATCATGAGGTTTGGCAACGAATAGCATTAATGATGGGTTGGAACACTTGGGATATTGGTATTAAAAACACAGCTGTTGAAGAAGCGTCTAAAAGAGTTGATGCTAAGAAAGAAGCAAAAAAAGAAGCTGAAAAAGAAGCTAAGAAAAAACAAAAAGAAAAAGAAAGAAAAGAAAGAGAAGCTAGAGAAGTACAATGTTCAGCTCGTACCAGAAAAGGTAAAGGACCTAGATGTAAGAATAGAACTGAAAATAAATCTGGTAGATGCTATGCTCATCAGTAAAATTATAAAATTACAAGTGATTCTAAAGATATGAAAAAACTACTAACAATATTATTAATAACACTAGTTTCCTGCGCAACTCCAAAAGATTGCTGTGCACAGGTTAATTTGAAAAAATATTTTAAATTTTCAACTTTTTACGCAGCTGCAAGTGGAGGTACGTCTATATCAGATGTTGAAACTTTTTCTGTTAATAATGGTTTGGAAACTAATACTATAAAAACACCCTTTGATTATAATTTAGCTTTAGGAATACGTAAAATAGCTAGATTTGGTTATGAAAATAGAGCTCAAACATTTTATGATGGTACGGAAGAGTCTTGGTCAGATGGTGCAAACGTGGGTAAATCACGTGGGTTAGAGTTTTTATTTGAAATAGATTATAAAAGACAACAAGGTAATGAATATTTAGATCAGCATCACTTTATAAGATTTGTTGATGATAAGTATATATTAAAAGGTGAATATTTAGAAGATGGTTTTGCAGACATTAAATACTTTGAAACATCAGAAAGATATAGATATAAAGTTAATGACAAATTGTCCTTTAATGCTGGGCTTGCTCAAAGGTTATCTGAGCCATATGGTTACGATCCTTTAGCGGAATGGATGCTAAGCAATGGCAATATACATTACACTTACCTAGCACTACAAGAGGGTTACAACGTCGATGTAGCTGCTAGTGAGTATTTTTCTCCTAATGGAGAACTCGTTGCTACAAGCAAGGAGGTTTGGGAAGAGGTTGTTATACCAGTTGTTTTAGCTGATTACACTGAAAGAAAGCGTAATGAGTTAGACTTAATGATACAGCATTCGGTTGTATTAGGTTTTGATTATTATCACTATACAAAAACTTTTTGGACACACTCTTGGGCTAATTTAATGCCTTATCATTTAGACCAAGGAGGTGAGTTTTCTTATCATAAATTTAACAACGGACAATGGTTAGATTATAGTGGTGGTATTATATTTGGTTATAAGTATAGTAAAAGATTAGGTACTTTTATCGAGGGAAAATATAATAAATACTGGAATAGAGAATGGTATGATTTTAAATTTGGAATTAACTACATAATAC